GGCCTCGACGCTTCAAGATTTGACGCAAGTGTAGACGCAGGGTTGCTCGAATGGGAGCATTCTTTGTACAACATGCTATTCCGTGATAAGGAGTTAGCGCGGCTCTTGAAGTTCCAATTGCACAATGTTGGAGTATCCTATTGTCATGACGGTAAAATCAAATATCACACTTCCGGTGGACGTGGTTCTGGAGACATGAACACGAGCCTCGGCAACAGCATTATTATGTGCGCCATTGTTTGGTGTTGGTTGCAGAAGTGTGGTGTTGACGCCCGTCTGGCGAATAACGGTGACGATTGTGTCGTCATCATGGAGAGAAACAACCTCGAGACCTTTTCTAGAGGATTCACAGAGTTCACAAAGACGCTGGGGTTCACCATGGTGGTTGAGCCACCGGTGTATGAGTTTGAGCAAATTGAATTTTGCCAGACACATCCCGTCTTAGCGAGTGGTGAGTGGCGCATGGTGCGCAATTACTCTACCGCTCGTGAAAAAGACAGTCTTTGTTTGTTCCCCTTGACGGAAAAGGGGGCAATCCAATCATGGTTGTACGCTGTTGGAGAGTGTGGATTGGCTTTAACGAGTGGAGTCCCCATCTTTCAAGAGATGTACACATCATACATGCGTAACGGTAAGCCATCGAATATGGCTAACGCAGTTTTCATGCAATCTGGGTCGAGAATGATGAGTAGAGGTATGGATTCCAAGAGGGAACCAGTGGATACAGAAGCTCGTGTCTCTTTTTTTAAAGCTTTCGGGGTCACACCCGATGAGCAAGTTGCAATGGAACAGTATTACCGTGATTGGAGTATTGAACCTCAAGTTGAACTGGTGGAAGGGATTGAAGACATTGGTTGGGCACCAATGTAGGTCCGCTGACAATCAAGTTTATTTGTTATTGATTGTTGTAAAATGCCGAAACAAGTGCGAGTTAGAAAGTTGTCGCAGATGCGAGTCGTCCCCGCTAAGACAACAAAAGCGAAAAAGAAGCAAGAGGTTACTGCCATCGGGCAAGCCCTCCGTGCGTTGGGTGGCCTTGGGGGCGGGTATGCTGGGTCTTATCTTGGCAATCCCGGCCTCGGAGCCGCTGCAGGAACCGGTTTTGGAGCAATGGTGAGTAAGTGGTTAGGTCAAGGTGACTACACCGTTTCCGCCAACAGTTTGCTCAATTCTGTGAGGCCCGATGGAACAATCCCGAGCATGCATAAAGATGGTCAATCCATCGTTGTGCGGCACAAGGAGTTCTTGGGCGAGATTACCGGGTCCACTGCGTACACCGTGCAGAAACGGTTCTCCATTAATCCCGGAGACCCCTCAACCTTCCCGTGGCTAGCAGCAATTGCTGCTCAGTACACGGAGTACAAGGTGCGTGGTATGATTTACCATTATATCCCTACTAGTGGCATGGCTGTTAGCACGACCAACCCAGCGTTGGGTAGTGTTATGATACAGACATCGTATCGTGCCACCGAGGATGCCCCTGTCAGTAAGGTTGAGATGATGAACGAGTATTGGGCTACTGAGGCTCGGCCTTCCGAGGCTTTCTGCCATCCGATTGAATGTGATCCAAAGGAAAATCCGTTCAACGTCCAGTACATTCGATCTGCTTCGGTTGCTTCAACCGAAAATGTGCTCATGTATGATCTCGGAGTGACCACGGTTGCTACATCAGGTTGTCCCGCGTCGGGCAACGTGCTGGGCGACTTGTGGTGCACCTATGAAATTGAGTTGAAGAAGCCTAAGTTGGCCAACCTCAATACCGAGAGTGCCCTCACCGCGTCCATCGCGGCACAGGGGGCACTAACCGCCACCGAGCCGTTCCTGACGCAGCGTGAGTTGTTCACGTCCGTGCCAGGAATTATTGCCACCTCCACAGGATTTACCGTACCTAAGGAGACTATTGGAACCTATCTCATTGTTTTCACGTTATACAATGCGAGTACCATTGCCAACCCCACATTTGCGTTCGGAACTGGCATTGTGGGAAAGTTTGTTACGGTCAATGCGGTAGGTAGTTCTAGTGGCATTGCTACAGCGGTGGTCAATATCAATCCACACACAACGACACGTGCCATCGTTTGCGCGTGTAGCTCTTTAACCGGGGCTAGCGTTATTGCTTCGTTGCGTATGACTGAGTACAACTCCAATGCAGACTTCTAAATTTGCCCTACAAACAGAGTGAGATTAGCACTCGTTATCATATTTCCGAGGTCCTTAGAGGCCACGCCTGGACAGCGTTAAGGAACATTGTGTACGAGTGCTAATCGTGTGTGCGTTTGTTGCACGAGTGTGTGTGTGTGTATTTCTATATATAACTCTCCCTAAGCTAGAGTGTGTCAACTAGCTGAGGTGCAATGGTGTGCCATTGTACGAAGGTGGGGCCCTAGGCAATCCTAGGGGGGCTCCCGTAACCTAGACCAACA